GGAGCTAACGCAGATATGGTACTGTAATCAAAATTACCTAAAGTACAGGCTAACTGATAAGATCTAACTATATCAGTAGCCTGACCATCACCCGGGTCTAAAAACCATGATGTGTAATTCCGATATTTGGTACTCATAATTAATCATCATTTGAATCATCATTGCCAGTATTAGCTGCTGGGTTCTCAGATGAACCTGCTTTAGGGAACCACTTATCCATACGCTGTGAATAAGGAATACCACTAAGAGCATCTGAATCTAACTGAGTAGAATCCTGACCATTAATAGTAGTAGTAATAGGAGGAATACCTAATCCTACTCTGCACTTATTGAGGGTAGAGATAGCATTAGATGCATTCAAACCAAAGTACTGAGGACCAACAGTCTCAGATTGTTCCATAGTATTGAATACATCAAGAACAGAAAGCTTAGCCCACTTAAGTTCAGCATCCCTTTCAGTAGACCACATGGACTTATCAATCTGTTCCTTCTGCTTACCCAGTAAACCAGTAACCTTAACAAATGGCTGACAAACCTTATTAATAATAGGCTGACCAGATTTACCACCAACATCAAAGATAGGCTTAACCAGTACTTCAGGAGATATCTTGTAAAGATCATCATCAGGACCATAGAGCCTATCTACATAATCTCTGGTTTGAGCCTGTTCTGTAATGATCTTCTGCTTAACCAGTAAGTTCTGTAACTTAGCCTGTTTAAGCTGTTCCTCAGCTATCTCTAACTGTTTCTTGGCTAGATCTGTTTGTGCTTTAGCCTGTTCAGCCTGTGCCTTGGCTAATTCCTTCTGAGCTTTAGTTAACTCTGTCTGGGAATCAGTCTGGTCTGACTGTATCAGGAACTGAGCAGCTACCTGATAGCATATCTGGAGAAGAGCTGTATGAGCCTGAGCATAATCAGATCCAGTAATCCTTCCCTGATCATACTCAACTCTTAAATTCTCCTCACCTATATGAACCAGTCTGTCAAAAGCTCCCTGACCACCATTCTCAAAGAGCTTATCCTGAGTAAATCTATCAATAGATAATGTCATTACTTCTCCTTGATAGTAGCATCCCTCATCTGCTTATCCTTCTTCATCTCCTCTAACTCCTCAGGAGTAATATCAGGAAGGTACTCAATAGAATAAGCAGGAAGAAGCCTAGGCTCATTGGATACCGGCTTGCCACGTCTTGCGGCATTAGCAGTATCAGGCATCTTTACAAACTTCTGGTTCTTAAGATAATCAACAACCCACTTCTCAAGAAATATAGGAGTATCAAACTGAATAGCCTTGCGAAGATGCATCTCCCTATTTCCAATCTCAAAGAACTTAGCTGGTACATCAGACTCCTTATCATTAAGGTTAGTAATCTGAACATGAAGCAGCTTCGTAAGCTCTTTCTTTTCATCCTTAGCTTTTGCTCTGGCATCAATAATACCCTTGGCAATCTTTGCCTTCTGGATCTTCTCCAGAAGAGTAGCCTCACCAATATTAGGTGAATAAGTAATACCAAGATCATCAGCTTGTTTCTTAAGTTCGTTTAATGAGACTTCCATTATAAGTTTCCTCATAAAAGGCTCCCAGAATTGGGAGCCAGGGTTAATAAATATCTAGTGGATTATACCTTAGCAGTGGTATAGAGACATGCTAAACGCTCAGGTCTCTTAACCATTAAGCCATAACGCCACTGAATAGACCAGAATCCAGTCTTACCATAAGGATCATGCCATGCATTAGCAGTATCAGATCCAGGCTTCTTTACAATGATGGTGAACTTAGAAGTCTTTCCATCAGACTGGAATCCAATAGTAGCAAAGGAATCATCACCAATAACTACCATAGGATATACATTGAACTTATCGTCAGTAGAAGCATATCCATCCTTAGCTGCTGCTCCCTTACCAGCATGGATAGGCATATAAGGATCCTCAATGATCCTGAACTCACCTATACGACCAATCTCACCATTAGCAAGGGTAGTCTGATCACCATACTTCTCAGTAGGAATGAATGCAGGACGTCCCTGAAGATCCTTCATGGTCTCAAAGGTAATCCTTAATCCAGAAGGAACAATCATAGACCATCCACCCTTGACAGTATTGGTATCAATATTTCTGGATCCAGTAAGAATCTTAGTCTGAGTAGGAACCCTATTATCACGAAGTCTCTGACCCAGTACAAGAAGATCCTTATAAGTGATCTCAGAAGTCTCATCCATAGTGTCAATGGAAGTAGCAGTACCACCATACTGAACTAATCCAGCAGAGCAGATGATATCAATAGCCATGAGTGCTTCCTGGATCTTATGAGCACCCTTAATAGCCTCATCTGTATAATGCTGATAAAGCTCAGGATCAGAGTCAAAGGTTAACTCATCATCAGTGAACTCAAAGAAGAATCCAAGCTCAGCAATAGTTCCCTCACGGATACCACGTGTAAAGCCTACACGGTTATACCTACCACCAGTTTCACCAATAGTAGGAAGAACCTTCAGGATAGTAGAAATATCCTTACTGGATCCATAGAAGTTACCACTTCCATTCTCAATGACAGCACCAGTAGCATCAATACCCTGATCATTGATGTTTCTGTCATCAATAAGAGGGTAGTAGATATACTGCTTAATAGTCTTGCCAGTATGAGCAGCAAGATTCTCTACAGTAGCGAACTGGAGGAAATAAGTATCCTCCTTTGCTTCTATAAGTGCATGTCTTTGAAAGTAATAATCCTGTAACTGAGGAAGCATGCTTCCTGCAGAAGCTACAGTCTTACGATTAGGTTCATAACCAGAAATACCACCATCAACCTTTACAGACTCAGTATAAGGAGCATTCTGATAACCATCAGCGGTAGGGATGTAGGGGAACTTAGTTACACCACCATTACCATATTGCATTCCAGTAAAATCACCCATTTTGATTACCTAAATAATTTATTAATATCAAGCTTCGAGAACTCTTCATCTGACATAGATAATGGATCAAACTGTTGCTGTACAGGTGAAGATCCTCTTGTAGGTCTTGCAGCACTCTTTCTCTGCTGCTGGTAAGCTGCCTGAGCCTGCTGTTGCTGTTGATTCTGTAACTGTTGCTGTTGATTCTGTATAATGGACTTCTGCATATTACTGTAAATATCATTACCTACAGCCATATAAGCATCATACCAACCCATATTCTCAATGGATTTATCACCTACTAACTTACGATGTTCAATTTCATCGGTAACAGCTTTGTAGAATCCATTTTTAATTTGGTCTTGGATTGCTTTGAAATATTCAGGATGTTCCATGAACGTCTTAGCACTAGATTGATCTAAAGATTGAATAAGCTTAGTTATCTCTTCAGATTCCGGACTGTCTTGAATCTCTTTCAATGTAGTTTCAAGATCATATTCTTGATCTGTCATTGAATGATTATTAGGCTTGTAATCAGATGGAATAGGGTTTCCATTCTCATCAATATTAGATCCAGTATCAAGAGTAGATAAGTCTATTTTCTTGGTTTCAATTAAATGCTTAAGAGCCTTGGGGTCTCCATTATAAAGATCTATAGCAAAGTTAAGGTTATCACCTAACATGCCAGCATTCTCTAATGCACGCATTTCCTTGAGACGAGGTTTCAAAGCTTGCTGTTTCTTAGTATAATCAACACCCTTCTGCATCAGGGATATAACCTCATCTGTATTACGCAGATGAACTTCATGTCCTGAAGCCTGGAATGGCTGCATGATTTTGTTATACTCAGCCTCATAATCAATAGCTCCTGGTTGCTCACCAACCTCGGAAGGTGCAGGTGGAACTGGTTGATTATTATCTGAAGGAGTAGCAACTCCTGAATTAGGATTATCTTGTAATCCACTAAGATAGCCTTCCTGTATAGCATTCAGTACTTCTTCAGTTGGTCTGGATGCTGCTGCAGATATTTGGTCATCAGTTAAATTGTTTTGAAACGCAGTGAGATCACTCATATCTCTTCCTCATTCCTTATTTGTGAGTAGGCTTGTTCTGATTTCTCTCTGATGGAATCCAAGTATTGCTTGAATACACTAATACCAATGAGAGCATTATTTACATACTCCTTGTTGGCTATTGGTGATGAATACTTGTAACTCATTTCCAGAGCGAAATCATGTAAAAATCCATCTAAGATTAATTCTTTGAAGTCTTTGTTCTTAAGAAGTCTTGTAAGCTTCTCACCATCTCTGGCTTGATTAAGAGTACTTTTAACCATTCTTCCTCTCCTTAGCCTTCAAAGCTTCAATCGCATACTTCATAGCTAATTCCTGCTGACTCTTCTCAGCTTGAGCCTTAGCCTGAGCACCTTGCTTCTCCATATCCTCTCTATGGGTCTGACCTGTGGACTTCTGAATATAGTCAAGATCCATCTTCCTAGCCTGAGACTCCATATACTTGGATTTAGCTTGTGCCTGCATGAAATTAGACTGCATCTCAAGCTGTTTAGCCTGAGGAGCAAGCTGAGCATCAACCATAGTACTCTGAGCTTCAGCCATAGATTTCTGAGCATCTGCCTGAGCTTTCTGAGCCTGTGCTTCTGCTAATGCAGCCTGAGCTTCAGCTAACTTAATCTGAGCTTCCTGTAATCTCTGCTGATTAGGATCTGGCTCTGGCTTGAAGTTCTTAATCCTATACTCCATATCAGGCATCTTCTTAAGTCTGCACCACTCAGCTATAAGTAATTGAACCATAGGCTGAGGTACAGTATTACCAAGAGTCTGCATCATGAAAGCAATAGTATCTGCTTTATCATTATCCTGCTCAGTACTAGATATGTCTATCTTAAGATCAAAGTCTCCCCTGAGATCATCTTTCCTAACCTTAATAAACTCAGAGTTAGTAATACGGATAGCTTCCTCATCATTGAGCCAGAGAGCATTCATAGCCATTATCTTTCTGGCTACTTCTTCCATACCCTTAGCTAATCTTCTAAGGATACCCATTTCTCTCTTGGATGCTGCATCTAATGCTCCACGTACTTCTGTAGCAGTCTGACCAAGAGAAGTCTGAGTACTTTGGAATGCTCTAACACCAGTAAGTGACTCAGCTTCTTGTTGCATATTCTGAATCATTAAGAAAGCTGATTGAGGTATCTCAGGATATACATGCTGGAATATTCCATTCTGAGGAGGCATAGCAGGATTAAACTGATAATCCAATCCTTTCTCAAATCTCTTCCTGTTTACTGAATCAAGCATACCAGCTGCTACACCAGTCTGTGAGTTAGCTGATTTACCTAATAGATCTATCATACCTCTGGTTACTGCACCAATAATAGCTTGGTTATCACCTAATAAAGCACCATCTGGTTCACCCCAGACAGAATTCTTAACAGGAAGATAAGGAACAATAACAAAAGGAGGTTTATGATCAGGGAAAGGATTTAACTCACACCTAATCATAGTAGAACCAACAAAAGTAGCTACTATTGCTGTTTTAGTACCATCTCCATTAATATCCCAATTACCCCAGTACTCATATGCTGTAATTCTCTTTCTTGCAGGATCTCTGAAATTATCAGCATACATGTAATATCTGTCATCCCATGCTGGAGTCTCATCCTGTATTTGATCCAGATTAGTATAGATACCAGCTTTAATAAGATCTGCTTTACAGGTATCAAAAACATAAATCATATATTCTGCTTTTGATACATCTCCCATACAGCCAGGATCTACCATTAAGTCTCTGTAATCCAATACTTCTACATCAGGCTTATTAACTTCCTTAGTTATCCATTTATTAGATCTCTTTACAGGTACTGGCTTATACATAGCAGGTTGTACCTGAGACATAGCCTGTTCCATAATCTGTTGCTGCATCTGCTGTAATTGCTCAGGATCTACTTCCTGACCAGATTGCTGTATCTGTTGCATCTGGAAATTAATTAATTCCTGAGCCTGTTGCTGAGCTTCCTGCTGTCTCTTCTGGGTCTCTTCCTGAGATACCTGTAATGCATCTAACCATTGAGTAGGTACTGACTCACTGTCTACATCATCTTGGGCTAATGCTTGAATCTGATTGAATTTCTTTACTTCTAATGGATCTGTGATTGGTTCTATGGTGTACTGGATATCAGGTGATTCTACTTGTTCTTTATATGAATCCCAACCTACTCTTAATACTGCTGTACCTTCATTTACTGCACATCTGATATAAGTATCAATTAAATGGACTTTATCCAACTCTTCATTAAATTGATAATTAAGTATTACCTGATTTTGTTTAGCAGCATAACCATCTTCATAAGATCTGGGTGATATATGAATCATATCTGAATCAGATAAGAATGGCTCAGATAAAGCAGCATATCTCCATTCAGCCTGTTTTCGTATTAACTTAGGCTGAACAGCTGAATGAGTAGGTGATTTCTCTACAGGTGATGGAGCAGCTAATGCATTAAGAAAAGACTCTACCTGAGACCTATGTTCAGCATAGGATGCACTAGCCCTAACATAATCTTCTTTGAGATCATCTACTGTTGGCTCATTTTTCCAGTTAGTTAGCTTCTTTACTTGATTCAGCATAGTAAAATCCAATATAATCTTATGGTGTGTTATTTAACACATAATGTTAGGACAAGTCAAGAGTGAGTTTATGGATATAGTTCTTTTAGATCAGTCTATTAAAGCACCTGAGTATAAAACTGATGGAGCAGCTGGGTTAGATATATATCTCCCAAGAGATATTACTATTATTATAGGTGTTCCTTTAGAAGTTAACTTAGGTTTTAAGGCAGCTGTACCTGAAGGATATGCCTGCTTATTAGTACCCAGATCTAGTACTGGTACTAAGAAAGGTCTCTATCTCAGGAATACCTTAGGTGTTATTGATTCAGATTATCGTGGAGAATGGATGGCTAAATTCTGCATAGATGAGAATGAAGGTAACATATTTGGTGATGAACTTAAATTCAAGAAAGGAGA